GGTGGATACAGGTCCGCGTCGATGTGCAGGGATTCGAGGGGCACGAATACCGCCGGGATCGGGATGCCCTCGCCGGCGGGCTCATAGTTCGTGGTCTGCTGCAACTCGATCCGGAGCGCGAACTTCGCCCGGCGACGGTCAGATTCCGAGTCGTGACCCCGCTCGCAGTTGGCCGAGATGATCTTCTCGAACTGCGCGACCCAGGTAGCATTTGCCATGAGCGCGGCGCGAACCTGGATTTCGAGCGCGTCGAGGTTCGCCATCAGGGTCGCATCGCGGGCCTCCTCGGAGACCGTCACGGCGGCCTTGTCCTCGACCGCGCCGACGATCAAGATCGGGATCGTCGAGCGGAAGGTCGGGGTCCCCATCGAGATGGACTGGTCGGTCGTGCCGGGCGTGTAGACGTACAGGGCCGGGAGCGTGTCAATATCCGCGACGGGGTTGGTCCGCGAGTCGAATACACGGGATCCGGCGGCGGTGTTGTTGGCCTTCAGGATGGCGACGGCTTGCTGGCGGATCTGCGCGATCGTCATGATCCCGCCTCCGTCAGGTAGCAGCGCCTGGAGTCGCCTCCCGCCGGTTGGACCTCGGCAACGGTAAAAGTTCGCGCGCCGATGGTCACGGTGTCGCCGTGTCGGGGCTGGATTATCAGAAGGGGATCGAGGTCCGCCAGCCGGAGATCGATCACGGGACGGACGGTGGAGATGGGCACACCATCGGGTGAGAGTTCGACGGTCTGCTGACCCTCGTCGAAGATCGCGTTGAGTGCTATCGGGATCCCGGTGGACTGCGGGGTGAGGGAGAGGGCCTGCGGGTAGCGGTCACGACAACGGCGGACCATCATGTCCTTGAGCGCGGACCAGACCACCCATCACCCCCTCGCCTATCACGTGCGGACGAAGTACACGTACACCTTGCCATCGTCGCCCGCGGCGTTCTTGACCACGCTCAGCGAGCCGCCCACGGCGATGTTTTTGCGCGCGTTCACGATGGTCAGCGCGCGCTCGAGGTTGTCCTGGACGGCCATGACGACCGCGTCGGTGATGTCGTTGCCGCCACCACCGAATGCGTCGTTGAGCTTCGCGGTGCCCCCGGCGTTGGCCGCGGTGCAGAGCGCGTGGAAGTCCACGATCCGGATTTCCCACGGGCAGTTCGCGTTGAAGATGCCGATCACCGCGGAGGCCGCCTCGACATCGACCTCCAGGCAGTGGACCATCCCGGCCAGGTTCGTGGCGAGGGCGCCGACCTGGGTCAGGGGTAGGAACGAGCCCGAATCCACCGGCTGGCCGGCGCCGTCGTCGGTGAGGATTTCATCGGCGCTCCCGCCCGCCAGAAGCGCGAGGTCCGCGAGCAGGGTTCCACCCGGGGTATGGGTCTTGTCCGCGCCGCCGGAAATGATCACCTGACCGAAGTGGGCGGCGGCGGCGACCTGGGTGGGGATGTTCGCGACCGCGAGACCGGCATCGGACAACTCCTTGTCCGCGGCGACGGTCTGCACCAAGTTGCCCATGCCGCCGTTGAGCGGCATCGAGGGGATGTTGGTCAGCATCCGGGCGGAGTCCTGGATTGCCTTGCCCGCGCCCGCGTAGGTCGGCACGCTGCCGCCCATCGCGGCGGCGGCGGCCTGCGTCACCACGTCCCCGACCGCCACCGAGGCATCGGAAAGGACCTTATCGGCGGCCACCGTCTGCACGAGGTTTCCGACCCCGCCCACGGCGGGCATGGAGGGCACATCGCCGATCTGCACGCCGGAGTCCTGTGGCTGCCCGGTGCCATCGTCGGTCAGGATGTCGTCCACGGTGCCCGCCGCGAGAACGGCGAGATCCGCGATTGCGACACCCGAATCCTGCTGGGTCTTGTCCATGCCGGCGGAGGTGATCACGTTGCCCGCGCCAACAGCAGCAACGGCCATTGTGGGCACGTCGGTCACCGCGATGCCCGCGTCCGACAGCTCCTTGTTCGCGGCGACGGTCTGGATCAGGTTGCCCGCGCCACCCACGGCGGGCATGGTCGGGAGGTGGGCCGTGAGGACCGGGGTTGAGCGGATCGCCTTGCTCGCGCCAGCGGACTCGGGGAGGTAGCCGGCCCCGGCCGCCGCGCCGGTGGTATTCGTCACCAGGTTGGCGGTGCCGAGACCCGCGTCCTGGGCATTGCCGCCCGCGGTCTGCGAGATCAGGTTCCCCGAGGTCGGCGAGCTGATCTTGTCCATCTTCGCGGTCAGATCACCGGTGCCCGTGAGACCGACCGGGTTCACGCGGACGAGTCCCGAGGTCGCGACGATCGTGGCGGTCTCGGCCACGATTCCCACGAGCTGGTTGTCGGCGTCATCCACCGTGTGGAACTTGCCGACGTTGGCGCCGGCGGAGTAGTAGTAGACGCTGTCTCCCTCGGTGGCCCACGCGGTGCCCGCGACCTTGGGCACGTACCAGACGCCACCCACGGCGCCCGCGAAGGAGACGCCGGCGGCGGCGGATTCAATGGGCAGCACGAGCAGAGAGCCGATCAGGACCGGGACCCCGCTCACGACGCCACCCACGGGCGCCGTGAAGGTCATGACCTCGCCCTCACCGCGATAGTTCGTCGCCATGGCTCATTCTCCTTTCGGGCCGTGAGGGCCCGTCATCCTATGACCCGTTGTTGCGCGCCCAGGAGCGCCACTCGACCACGTGCGCGCCGAAAAACTCCCTGATCTTGTACTTCCGCAGGTCACGATCGAAGTCGTACTCGTCCTCGAGATAGGGCCCCTGTTCGTCGCGCAGGTAGCCCCATACCGCCGTGTCCATGACCGCCGGGTCCGCGCAGGCGTACCACATCGCGGTCGAGGACGTATCCAGGATCGGCTCGTAGATGCGCGTGAAGGCGCGGTAGTCCTGGATGACCGCGTTCGCCGCGTCGGTCGGGACGTAGTTCGGCGAGAGCAGTGGTTCGATGACGGACTTCAGCGCGACCGGGGCGAGCAGGAAGCGCGGGGGCACTCCCACGACCTCCTCGCCGCCGAGGCCGCGCTGGGTCATCATGAGTTTTTCCAGATCCGCGATCCGGGCCGCGGTCGGGGCTCCCCCGCTCGAACCGATGTTCGAGTGAGAGGCGTTGAACAGGGCCACGCCATCGCCCATCAACTGGTTGCCCGTGATGAGCGCCCAGAAGATGGCGTTCTCCTTGCGCCGTGTCGCGAGCGCCTGCTGGGCCGGGACGCGGAGAAAGGCCCCGAGGTCATCGTTGATCAGGGTCTCGATTGTGCAAACGAACATGTGGCCATACTTCATCGCGCACCACTGTTCGCGGCTCTCCCCGATCGTGATCGACTGGTACTCGCCGCCCTCGGGGATGGGCTTGAGCGCGGTGAATTCGCCGAGTTGGACGATGCTCGCGGTCTTGAGGTCGGTCAGGTCGGACCTCCGGCTGACCTGGAGGTACGACGGGGCCGCCGCGTCGTAGGCGTCGCGCAGGGATTTGTTCGCGACGTTCGCGAGGATGAATGGGAAATCGCTGGTCGAGTGCGCGCCCGCGCGGATCCGTAGGGCCTTGCCCGCGATCTCGCGTCTGCTCATGCCCTCGGTTTTTTGCCCGTTCAGTTCCAGGCTGCGCCTGCACAGGTCGATCGCGGTGTATCCCCGGAATCGCGCGCCGTTTTCGGTCAGCGCGATCTCGGGCCGGGCCACGTGCATCAGCAGGTCGGACATGCCCCGGATCACGATGTCGCCCTCGTCGCGGGTCACTGATGCCGAGTGTGCGCCCTGGATGACGGCGGCGTCGGAACGCTTCGCCAGCTCGTCCAGGATCAACTTGCGAGCGAGGATCTCGTCCGCGGCCTGCTCGATCAGGGCCTGCGCGAGCGAATCGCAGCCATGGCGCTTGCAGAGGGCGGTGATGGCCGCGATGCGGGCGCGCTCGGCGACCCGGGCTTCCTCGCGGGCGGCGTCGAGGGCCGTGGGATCCACCGCGGGCGAGGTGGGCTGATCGGTCTGGATCTGCTGGTCGGACATGGTCATTCCTCCCCGCGGCGCGAGGCCGCGAAAGTGCGCGTCGGGGTCCGCTCCCATCGGGACAGCGGATATCTCGTAGGGCTCCCAGTCCACCGCGCGGCGGAGTTCGATCCCGTCTTCCTGCTTTATGCGCTCCTCGCGGTGAACCATGAAGCCGACGGAGACGTTCTGGATGATGCCGCTCGCGATCTTGTTCACGATCGGGGCGTCCTCGGGCTGATCGGACAGACGAATGGTGGCGATGCCCTTACCGTCCTCGATGCGGGCCGATCCGGCCTCGACTACCCCGATCACGGACTGGAGGCGGTATCCCTCGTGGGCCGCGAGGAAGGGGGCGCCCGAATTCAGCCGATCGAGGCGGACGGCTCCGGGGGCAAGGTCAAGTTCCTCGTCGTAGGTCCCGCCCCATCCCTCCCGGGCGGTGCGATGGATACGGGCGCCGGTGGTCCAGATGACATCGACGGTCCGGGCGTCGGCATTCCAGGTCGTGGGCTGCAATGAAGCGGAACGTGACCACATCCGAGGGATTTCGCTTTTGCCATCCGGGGGCATCGCTCCTCCATGGTCAATGATAGGCGGTCCCGCAAAATATCTATCTTGTCACGGTCTCGGTCTGTTTCTGGCCCGATTTCGCGGTCTGGGCCGGGTCGGAGTCGAGCACGACCCCGCTTGCCTCACGGGCCTCGTGGTCCTCGCGGATCTCCTCATCAAGACGATCGGGGTCAGTGCCCTTGCCGACCACGATCTCGCGGCGGGAGCGGGTCCCGATTCGCATTTCCAGCTCGTCGGACTTTGCCTCGGTCTCGCGGTCCACCTCGACGATCGCGGGCTCCGTCCATTCGACGGGGATATCCCCGGGGATCGAGGGATCGGCCAGGGCCGCGGCCTCGGAAAACCATCGCCAGATCGGATCGCAGAGCAGGGGAATGACCACCTGCTGACGGAGGACCTGGGCGAGGAGTCGAAGCTCGTTGCGCCCGACCTTGATCGAGGAGAAGTTGACCTCGGCCAGGTCGGAGGTCAGGGCCTCGTAGGGGATATCGCAGCCCGCCGCGATCTCGTGCATGGATACACGGACGAACTCGCGCGTCCCGACGGACGGCGCGGGTTGGTTGAACTTCACGGTCTTCGACGGGCCGAGGTAGGCGATCATCCCCGGCTCGAACATCTCGATGGGATTGCCGCTCGCGTCGGTGGTCGTCGCGGGGGCGATACCATCGGCCTCCTCGCCGGACGGGATCTCGTCGGGATTGCTGCCCTCGACAAAGGCCGCGAGGCAGGACTCCATCTTTTTGCGCGTCCTCTCGGCATCGGTGTATCCAGCCAGATCGAAAAGAGGGAGCATGACGGCATGGAGCCAGGGGACACCACGGACCTGGCCCGGCCTCGTCTCCTGGTAGAGGTGCAGGACCTCGGACGCGGGGACGGACACGGACACGAAGGCATTCGAGACCGCGGCGATGCGCTCACCGGGGTGCTCGCGCCAGAGGTGGTACGCGGCGCGACGCCCGTAAGTGTCCATCTCGATACCGCCCAAGATCCGACGCCCGCCAGGAAGGGCCTGGTCGAGGGTGGTATCAAGGTAGTCGGCCTCGAGGATCTGGAGTTGCACGGGCACGGGGAGATTCCAGTCATTCGGGCGCCAGCGCCGACGGATGAGCACCTCGCCGGATTCCAGCCACGAGCGGACGGCGAGGGATTGCGCGGTGTAGATATTGCCCGCCGAATCGGGACGGCAGACGCGGGACCACGCGGACCATAGGGCCGATATCCTGGTATCGAGGATCTTGTTGCCGGTCTTGGGCCGGGGACGGATTCCG